GTTCCGTCGCATCACCGGTCTTTCTAACGCCGGTGTTGGTGGAGTAGCAAACCTCAGTTCATTCTTTAACTCGAACTCAGCATCTACTTCATTCAACGGTGTTACTCTTAACCGCCCAACACAAATTGTCTACGCAGCTGACAAGATTGTCAAGTCTTTCGTAGAACAAGGTTTGTCAGACAGCGTTGCACTACAGGCAGAGTTCGCAGGTCAGGGTTACACCGACCTTCGTCAGTTGTCACACACTTCACTCATCTGGTCACACTTCCTCGCAGAAGAGCGCAACATGATGAACGCAGTGTCAACAGCACTCAGCACATCTGGTCTTACATTCACAGCTGCTAACGACGCAACTGGAACTGGACTACCTGCAACTTCAACATCTGCTGTTGCTGTTACATTGTCATCTGCTTACGGTGAGACTGCTTCACTTTCAGCCGGTACAGTAACTAACGCAACTGCTGGACAGGGTGTAAAGGTAACATTCACAGGAACTATTCCTGCTGGAACTGTTGCTATCAACACTTACGTAACTGTTGGTTCACAGGTTTACAAGACTTCAACTCCAAGCACTGCTTCGGGTGTTACTGCTCTTGCTTACGCTGCAACTTCACAGGCCGTTCCTTCAACAGACGGTTCATACAACACTTACGCTGCTGGAGCAAACGGTGGATCTGGTTACGACGGATGGGTACAGACATTTGCTACCCTCGGTGGATACCAGAACGCACTCAACGGAACAATCGCTGCGCAGTCAACTGCTGACGACTTCCTACAGAGCGCTTTCATCAGCTTGTTCAACACAACAATGGGTGACCCAGACGTAGTTATCACAACTGCTGCTGTACGTCGCGCACTTGCTAAGGCAATCCAGACAAGCGCAAGCACATCTTCATACCGTCTTAACTACGAAACTGGTTCAGACGGAATTGTTCTTGGTTCACTCGTACAAGCCGTACAGAACCAGGCAACAGGCAAGATGGTTGACCTTGTGACTCACCGTTTCGCACCTGCTGGTGTGGCGCTGGTTCACCAGAAGCAGCTTCCATTCCCAGACTCAGGCGTTGCTCAGACTGTGGAAGCACACAACGTTGTTGACTCGATGATCATTGAATGGCCACAAATCGGCTTCTCATACGACATCAGCTCGTACACGTACGGTTCACTTGCTTTCCGCGCTCCAGCGTGGTCAGGTGTAATCACCGGAATCACTGGTTGATTCTGTTAAATCGCTAGGTGCTTGCATCTAGCCACTGAGGTAGAGCGGTGCGGAGTTCCCCTTCTCCGCACTGCTCCCTCGTTCGCAAAGGGAGAATTAAATGAGACTCGTAGGTTCAGACAACGGACTTAAAGAGATTCAAGTTAACGAAGGCAAGGTCATTCCTCGACAGAAGGATGGCACATTCCACGTTGACGGCACAGACGCTCGCTCTCTCGTTAAGTCAGGAGACTTCGCTGTGGCAGGTATTAACTTTAGAAACGCCAATGGTTACAGGTGCGACGCTTGTAACTTTGTCAGCCTGTACCGCGACAAGTGCGGTAAGTGTGGCTCAACCGAACTCACCCCAGAAGAGGAATAAATGTCAATCGTAGCCCCATTTGTTTACTCCGGTGGAATGGTCGAACCATACGTCTCGCTCGCCGAGGTCAAGTTCAGTCCTACTGCTGCGGCTATTGACTTTACAAACCTGATTGAAGACGCTTCACAGGCAGTTCAAGACCGCGCACTCTACGAGCTAATCGTTCGTGCTTCGTCTAAGGCTGACAACTACACAATGGGAGTTTACGGATCACTCTGCGCCACCTCGAATACCGAGAATGGTCGCTACTACATGAACCGCATGGGTCAGATTGTAATTAACCCTTACTTCACACCTATCCTTGCCGTTGAGTCGTTCTCCGCAGGCTGGGGGCCAGGTGACGGACTACAGAACATCACGCTTTCAACGTCGAACTGCTCAATTGAGCGCACACAATTTATCATTACTAGCCAGTCAACAATGGGTCTTTACTTTGGCAACCTCGGTATCGTTGGCGGCAATATGCAGTCTGGTACGGAAATCTTCTGCCANTGGANTTACATCAACGGCTGGGCTAACACATTTACAAACTCAACGTCAAACGCTGGCGCTACAACAATGACCGTCAACAACGTCATGGGTATCTTCCCAGGCATGAACTTAACTATTTGGGATGGACAGAAAGACGAGTACGTGCAGGTTTCAACTTCATGGACACCTGGCAACACCACTCTGACATTCACCAACCCTCTTAAGTACGCACACGGATCTGGCGTTAACGTTTCAGCTCTACCTGCCTCAGTCAAGCAAGCGGTCATTCACTTCATCGTTGCCATGATTAAAGAGCGTGGACAGGGTGGATTAGTTCTTAACGAAATCGGTGAGCCAACCGCAGTATCGGCTCGCACCGAAAGTTCAGTCACAGACGAGGCTATGGCCTACGACCTACTGGATGACTTCAAGCAAATCTGGGGTCGTGCATAATGTCACGCGCCACAGTACGAGCTGCAGTTGCTTCGTACTTGACAAACGCTGGTATTACCAACTTGTCAAGCGTAAAGCAGTTCCCAGCAAAACTAACTCCCGAAGGTGACTTCTTTGAAGGTGAAGACCCAGGACATAGTTCTGGTGCAATCATCTTTCTCTACATTGAGAACCAGAAGGAAAACCGTATAGCTCTTGGTGGCCCTCACAATGGTCGCAAGGCTATTGACTACACATTCATTCTTGACTGCTACCTGCGCTCAACGCACCAGAAGTCAGAAGACGCAGGGTTCGACAACGAGGCGTTCCTAGATTCACTCGTTGCCGCTATTCGTGCAGACCGCAACGCTGGCGCACCTAGCATTATCTTCCAATGGGGAGAAGGCGCAAACGGCGCAGCTGGTGGCCCAGACATTGACATCACCTCGTATTACCCACGCCAAATCAACGGCAAAGCAGCAGCCACACAAGTCACCTCGGTAGTCCGAGTGTCTGTGGTGGAAATAATCGACAACTAAGGAGCATCATGGCTAACTACACATTCAACGACACAACCGCAAGGGTGTATCCTGACATTGAATACAACGGATCAACACTCGAAGCATTGCCTGGTCAAATCTACGCACTAGACGCTGACCCTGGCGATGGTCGCTGGACTTCATCAGCAACGGCCCCTGTAACACCCCCAGAAGCGCCTGTAGAGGCTTCAACCGACACATCAACCGCAACACCAACCACTAACTAAGGAGCGCCTCAGATGGCCTTTTTATCCGCCAACAGCTATATGGGTCTTGTCGTAGAAGCGACACGAGGAACCCTACCAACAGGAGGAACTCCGGTTTACATTCCGGTAACTGCTCCACAGGTAACTCCTATGCAGACCTTCTTGCGAGACGAAGCCTTCCGAGGCTCACCAACTTTGGTCTACGACCAAGTTCAAGGTGTACGTCACGACGAGTACGACGCTAAGTTTTACCTCTTTGCTGACACCTTTGGAAACCTTGTTAAGGCAACGCTTGGTGGCACAGACACCGTTACTGGTTCAACTGTCTACACGCACAACATCAAGCTCTTGAACAACGCAGCCACAGGCTCACAACCACAGTCATACTCAATCTTTGACTTTGACGGTGCTAACCAGTTTGTAATTGTAATGACTGGCGCACAGGCTGACAGTCTTAACATCACCTTTGGCGCAGAAGCAGCAGCAGACGCAACAGTGAAGTTCTTTGCTAACCCATACACTTCATACACATCAGCACCTGCTCCGTTCACAACTTTGTCATTGTCAACCGAACACATGATTCCTGCCTGGGATACTTCAATCACAGTTAGCGGAATTAACTCAGGCGCAGCTCTGACCTACATCTCTACTGGTGAACTCATGCTTGCTCGCAAGACACAGCCAATTTTCACAATGGGAACTCAGGCTCCTTTGACTAACTTTGCTGGGCCTCTTGAAGTGACTGGCAAGTTCACGGCAATCGTAAACTCAAACGCAGACGCTTGGTCAACTGGATCTGCTGCCGAGGCACTTACACGCTCACCACAGACCATGACTATCACCATGACTGACCCTAACGACACAACGTCTTCAACGAACCACAGCATTGCCTTCACATTGTCTGCTGTTCAGTTCCACGATGTCAAGCGCACACGCGGTAAGGAATACACCGAAGTTGAAGTATCATTTACTGCAAACGCAAACGCAACCGACGCTACAACTGGTTACTCACCAGTTCAGGCAACGATTGTCAACGCAGTCGCAACCGCTTACTAAATAACCCAAAGGGGATAAAATGCCAGCAATAAACCTTCCAAACAATCAGTCAGCCATCTTGTATTCACGAGAAGAAGTTTCTNAGCGCACAGCTCGCAAAATCTCTCGTGCGTACATGAAGGCGGCTGGAACCGCAGCGAAACTCACTAACCTCGGATTTGACGACAAGAACCCTGAGACATGGACTATCTTTTCTGACATTTCAGACGAGGATCAGAACAACCTTGACGGCTACCAAGCAGAACTAATTGCTGGAATGGTTAAGCAGTGGTCACTAGGCGACTTGCCTACGGCTGACTCTGCGCTTGACTTGCCTAAGAATGTCTTTGAACAACTTGCTGAAGCCTGCGCAAACGAGTACAACCAGACCCCTGACTTCTCGCCAGACATTGACCCAAAAGCCCCTATCGCCGACTAGCGCGGCTGGAGGCAGCATTAAAGGGTAAAGACTCAGAAGTTGACGCAGAAGTTAACAACCTGTTTCGTGAGTATCAGTTTCGCAAGACATTCGGTGGGTCACACGAAGATTTTATGAACCAGCCCAAAGAAGTAACAGACTGGCTTATTGCTATTGACAACACCATGAACGAGGCTCAACGTGGCTAGTGAGATAATCATTTCCGGCATTAGTGAGTTTGACAAGGCATTAAGGTTTGACATAGTTAAGTCCGATGCCGCAGCTCGCAACATTGTTACTAAAGGCGCACTTGTTATTGAGCGCATGGCTAAAGAAGAGTTCCGCGCTCGACCTAGCGGATCACAACGAGTCTCCAAATCTGGTCGGGTTTACTATCAGGGCGCTCCTAAGTACCCTGCCGTACCACCTAAGCCAACACAACGCTCTGGCAACCTGCGCAATTCAATCAAGACGCAACGAGTAACGTCGCTTGGCACTGGTCGTTGGCAATCGGACACCGGCCCATCAGTTCAGTACGCAGGATTTGTTGAATACGGCACATCAAGGTCACGTGAGTTTCCATACATGAAGCCTGGTGTTAAGAACAGTTACGAAGAAATCAACCGAATCGCTCAGGAGGAGTGGCGCTTAGCCCAAGAATAATGTCATTTCTACCTCCTGTAATTGCAACACTCATAGCTGACACCAAAGAATACATGGCCAAGATGACCGAGGCTCAAGGCAAAATGGCTATGTTTGGCAAAGAGTCTATGACTACTGCCGAAAAGATGACCGCTTTTGGTTCCAAAGCAACAACAGCCGTTGCAGCCGTTGGTGTCGCTATGGTTGCCTACGGTGTTGACAAAGCGCTTAAATACACCGAAGCACTTGACAAAATTCAAAACCAAGCCGGTGCATCTGCTTCTGAAATTGACTACCTAAAAGGTGTCATTCTTAACGTTTCTAATCAAACAGCCATTTCGTCTGACCTAATTGCCAATGCATTTTTGCAAGTTGAAAAGGCTGGTATCAGAGGCAAGGATGCTTACAACCTTGTTGACAACGCTGCTAAAGCCGCAGCAATCACAGGTGGCGACGTTGCTTCAATAGCAACCACAATCGTTGCAGCTCAAGCGTTGCAAGTTACCAAAGGTGAAAGTGTTGCACAAGTAACAGCAACACTTGTTAAGGCAAACCAGAATCACATTGGATCACT